GTTATGGGCTGGGTTATGGGCTGGGATATGGTGTTGGCTGTAAACTTTACAAAACATTACAAAGTATTTTAGATTCGTTGTTAATTCTTTACAAAACTTTACAAAACATTACAAAGTATTTTAGATTCGTTGTTAATTCTTTACAAAACTTTACAAAACATTACAAAGTATTTTAGATTCGTTGTTAATTCTTTACAACCATTCCACCCTTGACTCTTTTCAGGATCCGTGTATCTTTGTGTGTATGGCCCTTGATTTTTCCGATTTCGATGCCGAAGGATTCGCATTTCTGGTATTCAGAAACAGCCGCACCTCAGATGGCGTGCTTGTGTATGGATGGTCGGATTTTTGCAAAATCCACGAGGAAGAGACGGGTAGTGTCTTTCCAAAGGGAAAGGGACCCTCCATATTTGTAGGAACGTCGTCCAACAACACTCGACAAAATGCCACAGCCCTAACCGTTAACTCGACGAATATAGACATCGACGAGTCCTTAGAAACGATGCAGCCTGTGTTTGACGCCTGCGTCTTGCTTAAAAAAGCAGATTGTAGCTATTTGTTGCAGTGGCGCCGCTCGGGGGAGTCCTTTAAGGTCCACTTAATAATCCCATACGCCAAACCATATTTCATTGAAAACAACGTTTCGAACATTCAAATAGCCAACGCAGCGATAACAGAAGCCTTATTACCTAAAGTAAAGTATGACAAAGCCGTAACAAAAGCCGTTGGCTTAATGAACGTGATGACTCGCCGGCCTAATCAACCAGACGAAGAGATAACAACCACGGAGATGTTCACGGGGTCCAAGGGTTTGAATCCCGTCTCTTTAATAGGACCAGGGCAAATGAGACCCAACAAGTTCTCGGAACCGAAGGTAAAAAAAGACATAACCGAGAACGAAGCTATTGCGATGGCGTCATCATTTACAAAAGCCGTGTTAACTTTTTGCGAGACATCCTACACCAAAAAGGGTTGGTTTTTTGAGTGTCCCCACAAACACCACAACTTTTCTGCCAACAAAACGATGGTGTCGATAACCGGTGTTGTGACGTGCATGTCTGACAAATGCGCCGGTAAACCCCAAGCTTGGTTTCTGGAAGCATTCCCAGAACAATTCCGTAAAGCCGTATACGTAGAGGCTAAAAAACACGTCCCAACATTAAAACCGCCACCACCATACACCACCGTCCCGACGGCGCACCACGCCATGGACGTGCTATTACGCACCATAAAACCTGTCCAGCGCGATACCGCGATCATTCGAGTAACCACGGGGGCTGGAAAAACCCACGCCATAGCCAAGTTTTTAAGTGAATATTCGATGTCCTTCGACGACGAACCCGGCAAGTCGTCCATTTTATCTTTACCGACGAATAAACTACTACACGAAGTTCAATCGAAGCTCACCATCCCCCACAAAAAGAAAACCGGTGTATTGGCTGTATTGAACGACGACGGAACCTACGCTTGTGTAAAAAGGGAAAAGGCAAACGAGCTCCAATCATCAGGGGCTAACATCCATCGACAGGTATGTGCTTTTTGCGAACATAAGAACGACTGCCCCGCGATTAAAGGGGCCACTTCGGGGGAGGGGGAGTTGTTAATAACAAACCACGCTTTAGCACCGAACGAGGCATTGACTTTACAATCTAACGGAAGATTTCCTCTAGTGGTGTGGGACGAGTCTCCGCAGTGGGTGGATTCCGCAGATTTCACAGAACTAGACGTGTTGTGGCTGGATGAGCAAGTCCAAAGTGTTTTACGAAAGAAATACGAACGCGATCTATTCAAGGCAATGGCATCGGTTTCAGTGATTTCCATCCAAATAGCGACTGCGTTGCGTCCAATAGTTAATTGTATGAAGTTCATCGTCGCGAATTCAACCGAGGGTTTCTATTCTACGAGGGAGTGCACACAGGACTGGCTTAAGTTGCATTCCTCATACGTTCAAGTCCGCGCGGCGTGTCGGTTAATGAAGATTCCATCCGACGTGCCTATGGCTAAAAGGTTCGATGTGATGCTAGACGCCTTGGTCAAGGCGAAGGCAAACGCACAAGCAGACGTGGATTATTCATCCGTAACGGACGACTTAAAAACCAAAATATTACGAATAGAAACTTTAATCAAAAACCTACAAATAATAGGACAAGAGGATGCCTACGTAGCCATATCAACGAGTCCCAACACAGGCAAAAAAATGAGCTTCACGGCATTGTCTAGAAGTGCTTCTATTCTACGCAGCAGCGGAGGTGTGGTCATGGACGCCACGGCGTGCACGTTCACGTTAAATAAAATACGCCCTGGTGCACAAATCATCGATCTAAACGTAGAAGACGGAACGAAGACCGAGCGTTATATGTATCACACGGTAGGGGTGTCTCGGACGGCGAAGAAGATATCCTCGGAGATGGTCGAAAGGTGTGTAAAAGAAGCGAAGGGTATGGCGGAACGCCTTGCTAGGCTTCGAGGTTTTAGTTTAAAGCCCGCCGTGTTCGTTTATAAAGACACGAAGGACTCCGTGGAGGAGATGTGGCCTGGGTGTAAATACGGATATTTCGGCAATACACGTGGTTACGACGAATACTTTCAAGAAGGATGCAACGTGTTTATTACTATCGGGGACCCAGTAGCCAACATTACCGCGAAGTATTTGGAATACTTAACGATCACCCAGGGTGATTTTCTCCAAACCGAGTTCTCAGAGTTCATCGACGCCACAGCCACATCCGAGTTAGCCCAGGCACACGGACGGGCGCGAAACCCGCAAAAAACGAAGTCCGACTCGGACACCATTTTTCACTTCCATTTCGGAACGCGCATCCCACAAGGCTGGACGGAAAAGAACACCATTTTAGAACCATTCACGAAGATTCAAGTTGACTCGGCTTCGGAGATCACTTAGTCTTTTAAAAAAAGGTGATCGCATGACGACATTAAGAGATTTAAACGCTTGCTATATGGAATCTAGAATAGGTTCAACCATTCAAAAAGAATGGGATAAGGACCCTAGAAATGCTTTTTGGGGAGTTTGTAGAGCCCATTCACACGGAACAATGACTAGAAGGGAATTAGTTCGAATCACACTTTTAATGATTGAGGACTCTGTAAAGTTATCACCTAAAGCCTCTCAGGACTGTATTACCGAATTATGGAAATGGGTTAATGGAGATGATTCGGTTGATTTAAAAGAAGTTAGAGAAAATGCTCGTGCTGCCGATGCTGCCGCTGCTCGTGCTGCTGTTAATGAGGCTTCTTTTGCTACTTTTTCTGCTGCTCGTGCTGCTGTTAATGCTGCTCGTGTTGCTCGTTCTGATGATGCTTCGGAAGCTGCCTCTCATGCTATTGCTGCTTATTTAAATAACTACAAAAAAATCTATTCGATTATTTCTTGTGAAGACGTGTGCAAATACTTTAAAGATATGGACAAGGAAAAGGTGATCACATGACAACTTTAAGAGACTTAAATGCCTGCAATATGGAATCCCGAATCGGTTCTACCATTCAAAAAGAATGGGATAAAGATCCTAGAGAAGCTTTTTGGTTGGTTGGACAAGCACATTCACACGGAACGATGCCTCGAAGAGAATTGATGCGAATTACACTTTTGATGATTGAGGACTCAGTAAAGGTAGCCCCTAAAGAATCACAAGATTGTATTTCGGAATTATGGAAATGGGTTAATGGTGATGATTCGGTCGACTTGGTAAAAGTGAGAGATACTGCCCGTGCTGTTTTTGCTACTGATGCTGCTGCTGCTGTTGCTACTTATGCGGCTGAGGATGCTGCTGCTGATGCTGTTGCTACTTATGCTGTTGCTTTTGCTGCTGCTGTTGCTCTTGCCTTTTATAAAAAAATATATTCGCTAGTTTCATGCGAAGACGTGTGCAAATACTTTCCAAATATGGATAAGGAAAAGGAGATCGTATGACTAAACTAAAAGATTTGAGACCATGCGAATATGCATCAAGAATGGGATCTACTACCCAAAAGGAGTGGGATAAATCCAAAGACGATGCTATGTGGTTGGTAGGCAGAGCCCATGTTAGGGGTTCTTTATCGAGGAAAGACTACATCTCTTTAGTTCTAAAAACTATAGCCCCTATGTTACCCTCAATGTCTGCATCACCGTTGGAATGTATTAACGAGCTCAAACGTTGGGTAGACGGAGAAGAGGTTGATTTGGATTCAATCCGCGTCGAATCCGAAGTGGACGACCTTGATATACCTTCGAGGGTTGCTTATGATACCGTCGACGCGGCCAAAGCTTACGCTTCGGCGGATGCCACCTACGCAGCCTATGACGCTGTTGGACACGAAGGCCTCGATATCCGATTACATATTTCGTGTGAAGAAATATGTAAATACTTAGGAATTGATAAAGATGAAATTTTGGATTGACTAAACCGACCGAATGTGTTTAAGCTTTAGGCATGAGCCCAGAAACGCTAAAGATAATCAAGAAAATACAGTTCTGCGAAGGTAGATGGATGGCCGCCATGAAACGCCCCGGATACCGAGACGACCCGTTCGAAGCCGACGAAAAGGAGGACCCGTTCACCGAGCAGGATTGGGCGTTGTATGGGTGGGCGGATTCGTGGAGGTTGTTGACGCACAAATACGAAAACCTCCTCGACCAAACTTGGGAAGCGTCCCAGGCCCGAGCTCGATTATTCCGCAACGGAGAAACACACACTCATTACGTGAGTGAGATGTCGTTCACACACCTAGCATCCCTTTCTTATTTGAAAGATCGAAAAAAATGACAAAAAGTAACCCCACGCAGTCCGAGACTAGAATTTACAAAGCCTATATAGCTAACAATAGAGTCGTTATCGCTCTACCACTCAACACACTAGGGGCAGAAAAGGGAGAAATAGTAGAGCTATTTTTCACAAAAACGACCATTTATGTAAAGAAATCGAAGGACACAGACAGAAAAAAGCAAAGACACTCAGAAGTACTTAGATGTAAGAAATATAAAGTTAATTCCGTTCCAAGAAGAGCAAAAGGAACGCCTTATGTAAACGTCCCACTAGATTCGTATGTAAAGGGGGGAACACATGTCGAGGTTTATTTCAGCAAATCATTTATAAAAATTAAACCATTAATTCCAGGAAAAGTATGAAAGTATTTCGATTTGACACCGAAACGTATCCGATTCGCCCCGGGCTATTGGCGCCGAAATTGGTGTGTCTACAGCACGCCTCCGATATTGACGGTAAAAATGAAGAGGATGGAGACGTAGAAATAACGACTGGAGAAGAGGCCGAGTCCATTTTTCGGGATGCGCTCATAAACGCAGACGTCATCGAAGCGCACAACGGGTGTTTCGATTACGTTGTTTTATGTGCTGCGTTCCCGAACCTCACACCTTTCGTGTTTAAAGCTTTATCCGATGGCAAAGGAAGAGATACTTTAATCCGTGAGCAACTCACACGTATCGCCGCTGGAACATTCCAAGATAACACCGCTAAAGGATTCTATTCCCTCGCCGGGATCGCTAAACGACGCCTCGGAATAGAGATGGATAAAGGAGATGACACGTGGCGACTAAAATATGCGCTATTAGACGGGGTTCACGTTAGAGAGTGGCCTAAAGAAGCCTTAGACTACGCGCTAACCGACGTGGTCGCTTTAAGACAAGTCTCACGCCACCAACTCAGAGAATTCACACCGAAAGATGAGTGGCTCCACGTGGCTGCGGCCTTCGCCCTACAACTCGCGGCCACATGGGGTTTAAAAGTAGACCCCATCCAACACGCTTTATTGGTGGAGGAATACTCAAAAAAAGACCAGGAGGCTATTCAAACTCTTATCTGGGCTGGTTTATATAGAGAAGACGGGTCCGTCGACAAAGCGCAACTCATTAAAGCCGTGGAAAGGGCCTGTATTAAAGGCCGTAAAAAGATACCGAAAACTGAACCCACCACCCGAAACCCACAAGGCCAAACGAAAACCGACGTGGAGACGTTGGAATCACTCAAAGAGTTCGATCCGTCGTTAAAAGCGGTGTCAGAACACAACACTGCCAACAAAATGCTCGAAACGTATCTGGGGGCATTTGAACCGGGCATCCGGCACGCGATGACTTCGAGGCCGAATCCGTTGGTAGCTACCGGGAGAACTTCATGGGGTGGGTCCAAGAACGTAGAGTGCAATCCGTGGTGGCCGCATCCACCGGAAGCTTACGTAAAAAAAGAGGTGAAAGTTGGCACAAATCTCCAAAACATAAATTCAGCGCCGGGACTGAGGGAAGCTCTCATCCCTCGCCCAGGACATTGGATTTGCTCGGTCGATTATAACTCACTCGAACTACGAACTTTAGGACAAGCTTGTTTGTGGTTGATCGGCTATTCGACATTCGCCAAGGGATACCAAGCCGATCCGAATTGGGATCCACACACCTACTTCGGAGGACAGCTCGTCGGCATCACATACGAAGAAGCGTTAAAGCGAAAGAAAGAAGACAAGTCTTTTAAAAAGATTCGAGCCGTAGCCAAAGCCGCTAACTTCTCCTTCCCAGGAGGTGTCGGCGCGAAAACATTACACGGGCAATTCATGTCTCTTTACGAATCCGGACAACTTGAAAAACCCTATTCGTTAGACGAGTGCTACGCCATAAAAGATTCGTGGCTTGCCGCCTACCCAGAGATGAAAGAATACTTCGACATCGCCCAATACCACGCCCAGACGGGGGACCCGGTCGTCATGCCCGTATCGGGCCGTGTCCGTGGGGGATTAAGTTTTTGTAATGCCGCCAACACGTGGTTTCAAGGCATAGCTTCCGACCTGGCAAAGCGGGCTTTTTACCGTGTGTCCCAAGCGTCATACGTCGAGTCCGGATCGCCACTTTACGGTTCCCGACCTCTCGTGTTTATCCACGATGAAATTTTAGCTGAAGTGCCTATTGACAAGGCACACGAAGCAGCGTTAGAAATTCAAAGGCTGATGTCGGTCGAAGGAAACAACGTGTGTCCAGACGTTCCGATTTTAGCTGAGGCCGCCTTAGCCACCCGATGGATTAAGGCTATGGAACCAGCTTATACACATGAAGGCCGTTTAACGGCGTGGGATTTAAAATGATCGTAAAAAGAGAAAAAAAAGAAGTTGCTAGAATCGTAGTCACCAGAGACGGTGTGGATGTCTGGTGTCGGGAGAATACCTCCACGGTAGTTAGGTTAAACAATGATGGGGCGACACACATCACTATCGAAGGGGACTTCGTCAAAGTAGACACGCTCTATCATCACGACTACGAAGAGGAATACGCGGATTTGGCGTCCAATAAGGATATTTTTAGATACATTGTAAACGCTATGTTGAACAACACCCAACAAACCGCCCTGATTTTAACAGACGATTCCGGAAAAATACACGTAAACTTTTTCTCGGGCAAGAAACATGACTAAAACTATTTTAGCCGTAGACCCAGGAAAGAACGATTGCGGATACGCCGTATTCGTCGACGGTGTATTGACGAAAGCTGGGCTGATTAAAGGGGAAGGGCCCATCGACACGGCTGACCAATTGAGAAACGTTCTTAAAAACGAAACCTTACACGAGGTCGTGGTAGAATCACAACAAATCTACCGTGTGTCGAAGGGTGATCCTAACGACATGATTGACGTCGCCCACAACGCGGGGGCGGTTGGGGGGTTATATGCACACCTCCCAGTGCACCTCATAAAGCCGAGAACGTGGACGCTTGGGATACCGAAAGAGAAACGCCAAAAGATATTCTTGACAGATCACCCAGAAGTAGCTAAGTTTCTAAAAGGACCAAAAGCCAAACTACACAACGTAGTCGATGCAATATCGCTTGGTTATTGGTTCCTGGGACAAAAATGAACACATCAACCCACGCACTAGCGACCCCGGACAAAAGGAAGCCTAAATACAGAATTCGTTTTTCAAAAACAGGAACAGCCCTCGTCGACAGACTTGTATTTTCTATCTTCGGGTTTGATTTCTGGAAAGAAGAGGTTTGGTATGTAAACGAAGACCTTGCTCGTATTCATGTACAAAAATTACTAGACAACGAAGCTAGATCCCATAAGGTAGAACTTTTTTATTGAGGTATAAAATGATCGACTTTTTACTGATTGCTGCTGCCTTATTCGCTCCCATGTTGCTTATTTCCTTTTTAATGGTCGGCGCGTTGCTATTCGGCCAAACCGTCTCCGACATCTTAGAATCGAGAAAAAAATGAACGCTTTACAAACAACACACGGGCATTTGATGAAGATACCCGTAGTCAACACACCCTCAGAATTCAAGGCCGTAGCCGAGGCCTTGGTTATGCTTAAAGGGGCGGAGAAACTCGTCTCGGACAAAAAAGACGAGTTCTTAAAACCTGCACGTGAGCTATACGCCACGGCTAAAGCGAACTACGGAGAGTCGGAGGATTTAATCGAAGAGTCCATAAAGAAAGGGAAGTTTTTATTGTTAGATTATTTAGAGCGAAAACAAAAAGAGTCCGCTCTGGAAGCCGAAGCCGCATTCAATCGGGGGGACGTGGTCATGGCGTTGCAAGCTATGAATATCGCACCTAACGTCGACGGTGTCGGCTTCTCCACGAAGGCATCATTCGAGGTCGTGGACCAAGACGCGATCCCAAGCCAATTTTTTAAAACGGAGCTGGACACCAAGCGAATCCTTGACGTATTAAAGACTGGGGAAGAGATACCTGGTATCCGTAAAACGAGCTCATATTCCGTGGTATTGAGAGGACAAAAATGATTTTTTTACACTTCACAATGTGCTGTCCCATTACAGGAGAACTAGCCCACGAAGATTTTTACGAGGCCAACCCAGAGGTAAACCACGAAGACGTTTGTAAACACGCGATTCGAGAATACTACGAATACTCAGACCTAAGCATATTCACCTTCGAATTCGAACCTACACCTTTGGGATGTTACGGAACGTTGTCAGACGAGGAAGGGGAACCCCACAGGTGTTTCTCGCTTAAAGTCGAAGAATTGAGGAAAATATGAAAGATGCCCTCGTTCGAAACGTAGTCAACTACGCTGAGTTTTTAATACAATGCGCCGAGCCCGTAAAGGCGCTGACGTTTTTAGACAACGCCACCCCGGTGTTTCTTAAAGAACACCCCGAGGTAGTGCAAATACGAGCTTTAATACGGGATAAGGTGGCGCATTATTTCGATGACGAGGTCTACGTCAAGCGATATTCGGAATATACGAACGGTATGCAAGGTGATTTCGTTCCGTTTTGTGATCCGAACTTGTTGAACTTGGATCGCACAAAGTTCGCCCTAAACCAAGCGATTGAGAAACAACCACGGCACGTGTTATCCGTTGGTGGAGGTGAAGGGACGTTAGCTAAAGAGATATTGACCAATACCACAGCGCATTTATCCGTGTCCGAATTGCAAGAAGGTCGGTCAGCCGTGGTGGAAGCTTTAGACCTTATATTTCCTGGCCGTGTGGGAACGGTTGAGAGGTTCGACGTAGAAAAAAACGACGTCCAACAATTCGATTTTATCGAATGCTTGGAAGTCATAGAGCACGTATCGGACCCGGTTCTATTATTAACGAACCTGTTGACTTCCCTTGAGGTGGGTGGTATTTTGTGCCTGACTACACCTAACGCGGAGGAATGGGTGGAGCAAAAAAACCTCGATGACTTATATACAGAAGGGGCTTGGCTTCACCACGTCAACGCCTTCACCCAAGAGACACTCGTGTGGTGTGTTCAACGTGCGGTTAAGCGCATAAATGCACACGACTACTCGATGGAATTCCACCCAGGACATAAACAAATAATGGCAAAGATTGTGAGAACTAAATGAACTTTGACTTAAAGCCAAACCCAGATAACTACTTGGACATCATCGTTCCGGCGTTCAACAACACCGACATCACGGCCAGGTGCATCGCTTCCCTCTTATTATCCGTTAAAAAAGGACAACGCATCATCCTAGTCGATAATGGTTCAACCGACCCAGGTATTTTCCACGTGGGTAGAATGCTGCAAGCCCTAGGACACACATTCATTCGAATTCACACCAACAAAGGCCCATACGCCGCCGTCAACGAAGGCATCAAAGCAGGAACTTCGTTATTCGTGTCGGTGGTGTGCAACGACGTAGTGGTTCTTCCAGACACCATCGCAAATCTCGTGTCCTCCATAAGACCTGAGCTTGGTATTTGTGCGGTGGGGGCTTGTCAACCAGATGTCGTAGGTGAGTGGGACTTTATGTCGACCATCAACAACGCCAAGGCGTGTGGTTTAGGACAGGCTCGGTTGAAAAAAACACAAGGCTATTTCACGTGTTTCGTAGCACTGCGGTCTTTGTTTGACGAACACGCCGTTGGGTTATTCGACGAGAACTTTGGGCTCACGTTCGGGGATACGGATTGGGAGGAACGTTATCGTTTAGCGGGCTTAATATACGCACAAGCAGAACACGCCATCGTTCACCACGGACACTCCGTCACGCGTAAACGTCTCGGTGTAAAGGCTGATTTCGAAGCGAATGACCGAGATCACCGCTTATTCTTAGAAAAATGGGCGGATAATGAAGACGTAATGCGTCGGCACGCATATTTACACTCCGAAGAAACCCACGCACACGACGTCGGTGTTATTTGGAATAAGGTAGGTGAGATGTGAGTGTATATATTTTACTAACTAAGTGGATATATAGGCCTGAAAAAACAATATCCGGCGTTTTTCAGACCATCGATGCCGCCAATAAATATTTAAAAGATGTTCTCGGTATAAAGAAAGATGAATTTACCTTCGAGTCGCATTTAGCAAGCGCTTCGAATTTCATCGTTGATTTAGAACACACCCATCAACTATTTAGAAACGAGGTCTTGAAATGAGGCACATCGCAATAGACGTCGGGGCCAATAACGGTAAATGGGGTATTCAATACGCCAAGGACAACCCCAACGTAACCGTAATAGCTTTCGAACCCGTTAAACACTTAGCCGAGAAGATATGGAAAGACACGAAAGATCTAAAAAACTACGTGTGCTTCCAAAAAGCTGTAGGGGCGCAGGTAGGAACAACAACCTTAAAAGTTTCACCCAACGAAGCGTCTTGTTCCTCGATTCTAGAATTTAGAACGGATGAGGAGCTCAAAGACGTGTGGGTCGGAAGGCAAGACCTTAAAAAAGTAGACGAATATGAAGTCGAGGTGTGCGTATTGGCTGCCTTCGTGGGAGATGCCGAAACCGTAGACTTTTTACACGTCGACGCCCAGGGAATGGATTTGGAGGTCCTGAAGGGGCTGGGAGATCGCATCCACCAAGTAAAAATGGGTGAGGTCGAGGCCATTATCGACCCGAAAGAATCCATTTATTTAGACCAAACGTCTACTGTAGAATCGTGCCGTGATTTCTTAATACAACACGGATTTAAAGTAGCCGTGCTGCCACATTTAAACTTTCTTGAAGCAGATTTGAGGTTTTGGCGATGAAAACGCGATCTACATTAACTATTTTTGATATGGACGGGGTGTTGGTGGATTTGTGCGAAATACACCGCAGAACCTTCCAAAAGGCGCTAAGCATCTTATGCGATATCGGCGTGTCCCACGAGGCGTATTTACAACGTAAAGAACTTGAAGGGCTACCTACGAAGACGAAGTGTTCTTTATTGGGACTCTCAGAAGATGAAACGAGACGCGTCAACACCAAAAAACAAGAACTCACGATGAGGGCTTTAAGGGATCTACACCCGAACCGAAGGGTTATCGAAGCGGTGTGCACCGCACGGGATTTCGGCCCGGTGGCGTGTTATTCGAATTCCGTTAAACAAACCGTCGAGATGGCCTTATCAAGGACCGGGGTATTGAACCTATTCGATTTCATTTTATCAAACGAAGGCGTGAAATCGTGTAAACCCAACCCAGAGGGTTATTTTAAAATCATGGCCTGGGCAAACCACGAACCCGACGAGACCGTTATTTTCGAAGATTCCCCCGTAGGAATAAAAGGGGCCTTGACTTCTGGAGCCCATGTCGTTAAGGTGATCTCCATGGAAACAGACGTTTGCGCCACTTCGGTGCGGCGTGTCCATTCGGAGATTTCTCGTGGTGTTTACAAATCGACCTAAGAAGCATCTTTTAATCCCAGCCGCAGGGTTGGGATCTCGCTTTACCGCCGCAGGGTATAAAAAACTAAAGCCTTTTTTACGCCTGGGTTCCGGGACTTTGTTGTCTCGTGTGATTGAGGATTGTGAAGAGGCTTTCGGCGGATTCGACTCGATTTGCGTTGGATTACCTAAAGAAGCCCCAGACTTGCGGTATGAAGGAGTCTCGGTGGTGGAATTCGGAGCCCCCACAAGAGGGGCCGCCGAGACGGTGTTGTTAATGCTTGTGGATCACATGACTCGTTTTCCGGTAGCGCCCGATGACGTCGTAGTGATCGCAAATTCAGACCAAACTTTTGAACTACACGAACCCGTGGACCCCTTGCCTGGGATGGTGTTGACTTTTAAGAACGATTTCGATCCGAAGTGGTCGTATTTGGTGAATTCCCCATTCCGCCATATCGTTGAAAAACCCAACAAAAATATCATTGAAGCCGTTTGGCGTCCGACGTGTGGGATTTATATTTCCACCGCTAAAGATATTTTGATTGACTTGGGTATACAGATCCGAGATAATAACCGTCATGGACCTAATCAAGAGTTCTATTTGGCCCCTGCGCTGGATTTAAGTATCCCAGTCGAAGTCAAATCATTCCACGGATTGGGAACACCAGAAGATTACGAAACTTACGCTAGAAAGGAAGGTATCGAAATTGAAAAAATCACCAAGTGAAATCCATTTCGCCGACGCCGTAGACACATACAACGAGGAAATCGCCTCGGTGTATGAGCGGTGCCAAGGAGCCGAGGTGGAAGTGTGGACACGTTCCGTGCATTCCGACGGATTCATAGCCGCCTACCGCGTAGGTGGTAAGGAATACCCCGTCCATTGTTTCGCTGTCTTCGTGGATGGGAAAATAATCCGCGACCGACACGAGAACTTGGTGGGGTTGTTCGGCAAGGGCGACGGGACGGTGGCGATTGGGAATAAACGCAAATATCACGACAAATTTTAGGAATAAAAATGACCACATACGTTCTATTGTCTCGCCATTACACTTTCGACGAGAACACGGATTTGGAGGACTACTTCGACGGGGTGTTCGACTCCGTGTCGGACGCGAACGCCTTTATAAAGAGGAATTGGGACACCTATGCCAAACCGTTTTCACCCAACGACTTCGTCGGACACCGTGTTTCACATCGCGACGGTGTCGACTTCACCTACACACTTATCGAGGTTAAAAAATGATTAAAAAAGTAGTTATAGCAGGAGATATCCATCTCCCAAACCACTGCCCCAAAGCCGTGTCGACGTTCTTTAACTTCCTGAAATCCTTTAAACCCGACGAGGTCGTTTTGAATGGGGATTTTCTTGACCTTAAGGATATATCGAGGCACGCGGACGCATCCGCAGAGGGTCGAATTAAAGACGACCTGAAAGTGGCGAATTTATTCTTAGACGATCTGAGAAAAGTCGTAGGTAGTCGATGTAAAATCCATCTAAACATGGGCAACCACGATGCTGTCCGCTACGACCGCTTTGTGTTGCAGAATGCTCCGCAATTGGAGGGCTTAAATTCACTTCAGGAGATGTTGCAGTTAACTAAGCGAAAAATAACACACATGGACTATAAGCCTGATTCCATGCATTGGTTGTCAAACAAATTGGGTGTGATTCACGGGTTCGCATACGGGAAGCACCACGCCTCAGCTACGCTAGACAAAGTGGGTGTGAGTGTAATCACATCACACCACCACAGGCCCCAAACACATATGACGTCGACAATAAACAAAAAAGGCCAATCGGTCCGTGGTTGTTTTGGGATTGGATGTCTTTGTCCGTTAGAGGACGTACCTTATATGGTAGCCCCTAGTGGGTGGGTGAATGGTTTCGGTGTAGCACTTATTGACACAAGCAATGACAATTTCTCGGTGTACCAATTGAACATGATCGAACACAAGTTAATAGCCCCTAACGGTAAAGTCTACAAACCAACAGGGAAAGGATGGGTCGGAAAATGAACTACGAAGACGGCACTGTCATAAAAATCTTAACCGGAATACACCGAGATAAGAAGGCCACACGAGTCACAATACACTCGCCGATATACCAAAACAAAAAAATGCAGGCTTGGTGTGTCGACGACTACGGCTTAATCCCCGATTCATGCTTAAGCAACTTCGAGGTGATAGACGAACCACAAAAACCTAACGTTATTAAAGACCACGAAGACCGCATCCGTGCGTTAGAGGAAAGCATAAAAGCGCTAACCAATACCACACACGCATTGTCTATGAAAGGTATGAAATACTAATGAACGCAGACCACGCTTATTTACAAACACTAAAACACGTCCTTCAAAATGGCATCCGGCGTCCGTCCAGAGCTAAACTCCAGGACGGCTCCCAACCCGACACCTTTTCGGTATTCGGCACCCAAACCCGCTACGATTTATCGGAGGGGTTCCCGCTTTTAACCACGAAGAAAATGCCTTTTAAGTCCATCAAGGCCGAGTTGTTGTGGTTCTTGTCCGGTAGCACTAATGCTAAGGCGCTACAAGCCCTAGGATCGACTATATGGGATGAATGGATGGGTCCCGGTGGAGAACTCGGGCCTATCTATGGTCACCAATGGCGGGACTTTAACGGAGTCGACCAAATCGCCCAGCTCGAAGCGGGGTTGAAGTCCGATCCGTTCGGACGCAGACACGTAATATCCGCGTGGAACCCGGTGGATTTGCCTATGATGGCGTTGCCTCCTTGCTTTCTAGAAGACACTAAGATTATTACGAAGACCGGAGTTTCCGCTATAAAAGATATTAAGGTAGGAGATGAGGTCCTATCCCACGACGGAACCTTTAACCGGGTGTTTGATACGATGAAAACTCCATATAAAAATGGAGCTATAATAAGATTAAAAACGCGGGGTGTAAAAAACGTCATTGAATCCACACCAAATCACCCACATTTAGTGAAAGACCGCGGGTATGTGCCTTCCGAGTCCATAAACGTAGGTGACTGCCTGGGGATACCAATTCCTAAATGTCAAGACAAAATTCCAAGTTTTAAACACAATTTTAAAACAGGTCGGTCAGGGGCGGCAACAAAAACCGTTGTCTGGAGCCCCTCTTTAGACGATATGTTTATGTTGGGGTATTTTTTAGGTGATGGGTGGTTTAACACAAAAAGCAATAAATTAACTTTCGCGGTAGCCGAGAAAGACCAGGTCGAGATAGTCCCCCTATTGAGAAAATCGATAAAGGTATCCAAACTAAAAAGAACAAAGACGAACTTAAATAATAAGGTGGATAAGTTTGAGATAGCAACAAAAAAATGGGCTCCTATACTGATTGAGTTCGGACATAAAGCACATTTTAAAAAAATCCCACATTGGATTTTCGAACTACCCATATTGTATATAGAGTACTTTTTGAATGGGTACCTGAAGGCAGATGGTTGCCAAACAGGAAAACAAAATATAACAACCACGTCTGAGATTTTAGCGCAACAACTACAAATATTGTTTTTAATGGTGAATAGATTATTCAAAACCGTGCGTGTTCCACGAAAGGCGACTTGTGTTATACAAGGGCGCACAGTAAACCAACGCCCGTACTTCTCGGTGGTTGAGATAAAAGACGTAAATAACTTGCGTAATAAAGGAACAGCGTATGCATTCATTGAGGGCGGGTTTATGTGGATACCTGTAATTGAAAAAACCAAAGTCAATTGCCCGGACTTTGTCTATAATATATCAGTTGAAACCACGAACACATACACAGCGAACAATATCGCGACACACAATTGTCATGTGTTATCACAATTCTACGTCGGGGTGGATAATAAACTTTCGTGTCATTTATATCAGCGTAGCGCAGATTTATTCCTCGGAAAACCGTTCAACGTAGCCTCGTATTCGTTGCTCGTGGAGATGTTATGCCATGTCCACGGATTCCAACCTGGCGAGTTCATCCACTCTATCGGAGACGCCCACATTTATTCAAACCACGTAGATCAAGTGAAGGAGCAACTCACAAGAGAACCGATGCCCTCACCGACCCTAGTAATAGATTCGGACGCGAAGTCCATCTTGGATATAAAAATGGAAGATATTTGCTTGCTTAATTATCGAAGCCATGCGAAGATCACAGCGGAGGTAGCAGTATGAAATTTAGAGCCGGAGATAAAGCACGACGGATTAACTGTGATTACCCCGTTGTGAACCCACCGATCTATGTAGGTGATGTATTTGATGTTGAAGAAGTAACCCCGAATGGACACATAAAGTTAAAAGGTGTGACGATTCAATCGAGTGATGAACAACACGCTTTTGACACACGCAACTTTGAGAGAATAGTTAAATTTAAGATTGGGGATAAGGTTTGCTACACCGGTGAGCCCAATACCTATACAAAACCGAACCTTAAAAACGGAGCCATAGCTAGAGTCACTACCGTTATAACTTATAGGAATATGGATGACGATATTCAACTGGAAGGGTATACGCTGCCTAGTGGAGACCCCTTTAACTTCGATTCACTGGATTTCGAGTTGGTCGAAAACGAGTTAGATACAGACCCATATGAGTTAGATACAGATCCCCGTAACTTCGTAACCCCTCCGACACCTACCGTATTAAAACCCAATCATTACGCCATCGAAGTCAAAGGTGTGAAGTTTGACGTGATCGACTTAATACAAGCCCTTGACATAGGATTCGAGTTGGGTAATGCTCTTAAATACATTATCCGAGCCGGGAAGAAGCAGGATAACCCCACCGCCCAGGATTTGTCCAAAGCGATGGAATGTATCAGACGCCGTGTTGACTTTATGGAGAAAAAATGATCATTTTTTTATGTGTTGTATCAACCTTAGCCGCCGTGTTAAACACGTTCGTGCTTTGTGTCCTGATAGTGGGGTCCAAACGACAGGCCGAACTAGAGGCCGAACTAGAGGCTAGGTGGATGGACCAAGTCGAGTTTCAACTAAACAACGACGACAGGACTTTACACTAAAAGTCCGGTATACTTATCAACCCTTTCCCACTTCGGCCTGAGAATCGAAGTGGTTTTTTAATCCGGTGTCAAAATGAAGACAATAGATCCTAGAAACGACCTTGCCGAACACACATTCCTTTCAAAATACGCACGCTTTCTCCCCACAGAAGGACGATACGAGACCTACGACGAGGCTTGTAAACGTGTCGTTGATATGCACCGCACTAAATACCTAGCTTGGGACTCCGGTGTGGATTTTGAAGGTCGGATGAAGTTGTCCAAAGCCTTAGATGAAATCGAAGTGGCCTTAAAAGCTAAAAAAATACTCGGTTCACAACGCGCCATGCAATTCGGAGGCAAGGCCATTTTAGATAAGAACATAAGGCAGTATTCATGTTCTTACACCTTTTTAGACCGCCCAGAGGCTTTCTCGGAGATATTTTGGTTGAGCTTGTGCGGGTGCGGTTATGGTGGGTCTATTCAAAAGCATCATGTAGATAAACTGCCCACACTTAAGAGGCCCCAAAGTTCATATAAACACGTTATAGAAGACTCCATCGAGGGCTGGGCGGATGCCGTTCACGCTTTAGTTTCGGCTTTTTTCTACTGCACCTCGATGCCTCGATTCGATTATTCGCAGATTCGGCCAGAAGGTGCTCCGTTATCGTCATCGTCAGCCACCGCTCCGGGACCGAAGGCTTTAAGACACCAACTCAACTTGGCGAAGAAACATCTACTAAAGTGTCTTAAGCGTTCACCAAAAATGCGCCCAATCGACGTGTTGGATTTATTGTTGATCGTTTTGGAGTCCGTCCGTGCAGGCGGCATCAGACGTGTGGCAGGTATCATCCTTTTCGATAAGGACGACATGGCCGTAGCGCACGCGAAGACCGGAGCTTGGCTAAAAAAGACACCACACCGCAGGCTTTCGAATAACTCGTTCATGCTCGTGCGTAACGATTGCACTATCGAAGAGTTTAAGAAGGCTATGGAACCAACTCGATTTATGGGTGAGCCTGGTATATTCCTGTCCAAGTCAAAAGAACACGGAACGAACGCTTGTCAACCAGGGTTCGCCACAGTGCTAACAAAAAAAGGCATCGAGGAGTTCGACGATATAAACATAGGGTCGGTTATTTGGTCAAAAGATGGTTGGGTTAATGTAGTGAATAAACAAAAAACAGGCACTCGAAGGGTTTATGAATACACCACGTCCCCTTCCACTTCGTTTATTGGGACACACGACCATAAAGTAATCCAAAAAGGAGAACGCATAGAAGTGGCAAGGGCTTGGTATATAGATAGCTTCCCTAACCGAGAAAGCACAGAAACTGTGCCTTGGTCCATCCTTAGAACCGACTTTTTAGGTGTGTTCGATGTGTATGAAATAACCGTAGACGGTCCCTCTCACACATATTGGACGAATGGCTGCGACGTGTCCAATTGTGCCGAAATAGGATTAGAACCGACGTTGCACGATACGGGGGAAACGTCCATATCCTTTTGTAACTTAACCACAGTCAACGTTGCAGCCTGTGAGACGGACTTGGAATTCGCTGAAATGTGCCGCCTGGCATCCATCCTAGGGACACTGCAAGCAGGCTACATGGATGTCGGGTATCTGAATAAACACTCATCCGCACACCGTAGGGTCTTAGAACGGGACGCTCTATTAGGGGTGTCGTTAACTGGTATGGCTGACAACCCCGATATAGCTTTCGATGAGCTTCTTCTACAAGAAGGTGTCGAGGTGTGCCGTAAAGCAAATGCGGAATGTGCTGAGATTATCGGCATCAACCACGCCGCCCGCATCACGTGTGTAAAACCTGAAGGAACGGGGTCCCTCGTCGTCAAAGCATCCAACGGCATCCACCCCCATCATTCACGCCGATATATTCGACATGTGGAAGGTGGACGCGAAGACCTACCAATCAACGTCTTCTTAAAGTCCCAGATACCGGAGATGGTGGTCCCATCTGCATACAAAAAAGGAGAGGTTTGTTTACGGTTTCCGATTGACCTCGGGGAGGGTCATTTGTGGCTGAAAAAGGATACGCCTGCTCTAAAACACTTGGACTTGGTGAAGCGAGTGCAGCAATCGTGGGTCGTTCCTGGGACCAACCGGGGAGACCTAACACACAACGTATCGAACACCATCCAAGTTCAACCACACGAATGGGACGACGTGGAGGATTACATCTTCCACAACCGTGAATCCTTCGCCGGGGTGTCATTGTTGGGAGCATCAGGTGACCTCGATTATCCTCAATGCCCATTCGTAGAGATCCTGGATGATGATGAAATCGAAGTAAAATACGGGAATGATCCAGAAAGGAAAGCCAAAGCGAAGGAATACCAAGTTGAGTTCGAGCGTTTAACCACCGCGTGGTATTCGGCCGGGGGAATCGATTGGTCCAAGTTCAGAACCGACGAAAATAACGAAGCTGGGGCCGAAGTAGTTGCATGTGCCGGAGGGGCCTGCTTAACCTAAAGCCTTTTTAACGACACGGACTTAAAGTCCGTGTTTTTAATTGACAACACACAGATCACCTAGTAGGATATTTCAACACCACAACACAGGATCACAAAATGGCTGAGATACGAATAGCAGGCTTCCTAGATTCGAAAAAAACCAAACAACTACAACGCCACGTCCCTCCTGGTCGACATGGAGAGTTCGTTGTTGTCGATATAAAATCAGGCAAGTTAACTACGTTAACGAAATTCGACGCCATAGAAGAATTCGAAACCATGCCTGACTCACAACGCGAACGTTTCTGGACTAAACGCTTCTTAGGATCGGTATAAACATGACCAAACGCATACACACATTCGAATCCAACTACGACATTGTGGTAATAGACCCTCCGTGGCCCTATTATGGACAAACACACAAAGACGGGGCGGCTGCAAAGCACTACGACTTGATGACGGCGGAGGACATAAATGCGTTGCCTGTGAAGTCATTATTTAGAGGTAAAAATGGGGCCTGCTTTGTGTGGGCCACCACACCCAAGTTAGACCTAGCGATTGAGGCAATAAAGGCTTGGGGGCTACACTATCGTGGGGTGGCATTCGTGTGGGTTAAGACCCGTGGTGATGGCGAGATAATAGGCGCTCAAGGCGTCCCACCAACGGCAACAAAATCTAAAGTTGAATTGTTATTACTCGCTACTGTTAAGCCTCGTGGAAGGCCTTTTAAGTTGTTGACGTCTAAAGCCAATCAGCTCATCCAAGCACCTAGGTCTAAGCACTCTGAGAAGCCTCTGTCCACATACGATGCCGTTGTTGAATTGTATGGCGATTTACCGCGCGTGGAGATCTTCTCCCGGCGTATTATTCCTGGTTGGGACCGATTTGGAAACGAAGCGCCTGAAACTATTGACAACACACAGATCACCTAGTAGGCTAAACGTATGAAAAAAATCATAATCACACTTTCGATATTGTTTAGTGCATGCGGGACCGGAGAATCCCCTTTGCCACCGGAGATGTGCCAATACCGCCAGGTCGGTTTGTGTGAAGGAGAGGCCTGGAGCTTAATCGAGTCTTTTAACGTAGATGGGACACCAACGATTTTATCCGAAACGGACAAAGATTTATTACGCAACGTTAATATCGTCGAGTGTTCCGAGTGCCTTCGAAATCCAAAATGCGCTGATTTTACCTTGGAAGTCGAATGCCAAAACTAAGCCCTTCACAATTTGAAAAGGCGATCAACACATTCGAGTCGCTACCACAACAAAACCGTAAAATGGAGATGGTGTCTGCGGATTTCGTGGACATTATCGAAACCATCACCACATTCGATCACCCTCTTCTACGAAAGCTCCCGATGGACCGTCCTAAGACGGTGGACGATGTGGCTGTTATGACTGCACAAGCAGCGTTTCGGTTGCGCTTAATATTACAACTTATAGACGATTCCCACTTGACACTCACAGACAGATCACCTAAGGTTTAAAACATGATTATACGAGTCATCAGATGGATCCTTTCGGGTATATTCCCCTACACAAAACAATCCGATTTTTGTTCCGCGGATTTAACCTACCACCCAGGGCTAAAACCGGATGCTAGATACTTAACACCACACCCAAGAAAGCGAGAAGACGCATGAATTCATTAGAAAAAGAAATCGAATCTTTAGTAAAACAACAAGACCTCGAATACCGTATCTACGCGAAGGGAGGCAACAAAATAGTTGATCATTCCTGATCATTCGGGTATAATGATCTTATGAGATTACTATCCATAAGAAAAATGGCAGATCACACAGGTTACTCAGTAGTCCACTTAAGGAGATTGGCAAATGAAGGCAAACTGCAAACACAACGAACAGAAGGAGGGCACCGAAGATTTATCGTCAACGGAGAATCCCATGTTGTTGTGTATTGCAGAGTCTCCACCTCAAAGCAAAAAGACGACCTTGAAAGGCAAGTCGAAAAATGCCTCGAAGCATTCCCCTCGGCCGAAGTCATCAAAGAAGTTGGCAGCGGCATGCGATTCCACCGCAAAGGGCTTCAAACCCTACTGGAACGCTGCAGTAGAGGAGAGCAGCTCACGGTTGTGGTTGCCTACAGAGATCGTCTTTCAAGATTCTCTTACGATGCCATCAAATGGATCATTGAGAAAGCAGGAGGAAAAATCGTGGTTCTCCACGAAAGTGGCCTTTCCGAAGAACAGCGATTGTGTGAAGATCTGCTTGCAATCTGTCATTGCTTCTCCTGTAGTATCCACGGCAAACGTGGAAATGCTAAAAGCAAAGACAATAAGATTGTATCCAAATGCCTTGCAGAAACAGATACTTGAGAAGTGGCTTAACCATTCCCGATACACCTACAACAAGGCCCTAGAGGAGATCACAAAGAATGGCTTGCGGAATTGGATGTCCTTAAAGAAAGACCTTCTGAAGAAGTTGCCAGTCTTCCTGAAAGACACCCCTTTCCAAATTAAAGGTGCGACGTGCAAAGATGCTTGCCTCGCCGTAAAAGCGGCAAAAGCAAAACAAGGAAAAGCACACTTTCGTTCCCGCAAATCCCCTCAACAAACGTGTTTCATTCCTTCTTCCGCATTATCAGAGAAAGGGATTTATCACACCCTTTTAGGTAAGTTGAAGATGTCTGAGAAACTGCCAAACTCGCCCAAAGACTCTCGGCTATCGAAAGTTGGCGATGCTTGGTGGTTATTTGTCCCTTACTCCACAAAGACTACTGCTTCCGATAACCAAGGACGTATTGTAGCTCTCGATCCAGGAGTGAGAACATTCCAAACTTTTTATGCTGCCGATTCCTGTGGGAAGATAGCTTCCGAAGCTGCTCCCACCATCTTTCGGTTGTGTAAACGCCTTGATACATTGACTTCTGCCTTTGCTACTTGTCAACAACGTCTCCAAAAGCTCAAGATAAGAAAATCGATGTTTCGTCTGAAGCGTCGCATCGAGAACCTTGTCACTGAGATGCATTGGAAGACTATTAAATTTCTCACAGACAACTTCGATGTGATCGTCCTCCCTCCTTTCTCTTCATCAAACATGACGAGAAGAGATGATAGGAAGATCAACAAGAAGACGGTGAGATCTATGCTATCCCTCGGCCACTATAAGTTTCGGCAACGGTTGGCATTTAAATGCCTAGAACGCGGGAAGACATTGCTTTTGCAATGTGAAGCTTATACGTCGAAGACTGCATCTTGGTCAGGAGAAATAGTTGACATCGGCAGCAAGAAAGTCATACACTCTCAAGGGATCTCGATGGATCGGGATATAAATGGAGCACGCGGGATCTTCCTTCGTGCGTTGGTAGATCAACCTATCCTTTCCAATTTCGGATCGGATACATTGCCATCAAGTGAGATCGTCGCTGATGATCACATTTGATGAGAAAATTAGGATCGGTCCCTAGTAGGAGTAGCGATTGCTTTGCCCTGCGGGCTTTTATTTGGGATGGGTGGTTGTTTAACCGCTCTTGGTTTCGGAACATTCAACGCCGCCATAGCCTTTTTTACTTCGGAGACGGGTTTAACTGGAAACTTGGATTTCAGCTTTAACTCTAAGTATGACGCGGTGTTGGAACTCGAAAAAGCGAAAGAACTCGTTTACGACGAAAAAGGAAATTTAGTATGACTAAAACCACGATGATTAAACCGGATTCATTCCAAGCATGGCGAACACCGAAGGCTATTTTTAAAACCTTGTCCAAGGAAGTCGGGGGCTACGGCATCGATTTATTCGCCGACGACGAGAACCACTTGTGCCCGAAGTATTTCACGGAAGAACAAGACTCAATAATGCAACCTTGGGCTTCCAAGAAGGTGTGCTTCGGTAATCCACCCTACGGAGGTGGAATGATGGAAGAAGCCCTTCACAAAGCGATCACCGAGGTCCGAGTCGCTAAACGATGTCCAGGTGTTGATTTGTTATTGAAGTGTGATACATCCACCAAGTGGTTCGCCAAAGCTTTCGAGGAATGCGAAATACATTTATTCGATTGCCGCATCCAATTCGATCGGGGTTCTCATAAAACCTCGGCTGAAAAAATCACCGGGAAAAGAAACGGTTCCAACTTCGCGAACTGTTTAGTTAGGGTTCGCCCCGAAGGCCCTACCGGTGTTACTTTACTTCGTTCGGGAAAAAATGGAGCATTACGATGAGAGAAGCATACCCGTCCCCAATCCGCCTCGGAAAAAAAGAAGTCGCGGATATCCTTTCAAAACCATTCTACGTTCAAGAAAAGGTGGACGGATCGCAGTGTTCTTTCGGTAGAGACGCTGACGGCACCGTGTTTGCTGCTTCTAAGAATAAGGAATTCACCCTCGAACGCATTCTAGGGCACCCCTTCAACTACTTGTTGGATTTCATTGTAAATAAAGTAGACCTATTGCCCCTAAACACCACGTTCCGGGCCGAGTTGGTGGCACGACCTAGACACAACGTGCTCACGTATAACAGAACGCCGAAGGGATTTTTGGTTCTATTCGACGTGCAAGAAGCTGGTAAGTTTGCGCACCCCATCGAGGTCGAGGCGTGGGCGAACCGTTTAGGAATCGACTTCGCTCCGGTGTTAGGATACGCCGCGGAGGATGGAATAGAATCTTATTTAAAGGGAGACTCGTTTCTCGGAGGACGTAAAGAGGGTGTCGTCATTAAAGCGATAGACTCCAGTCCGGACCGGCAGTGCGCGAAGTTGGTGTCCGAGGAGTTCAAAGAAGTTAAAACCTTCGCTATTAAGGGGCATAAAACCCCGGATGAGGTTATCGAATCCATCGCATCTGCTTTAAAAACAGAAGCTAGGTGGCATAAAGCTATACAAAGGCTCCGAGACCAAGGATCCTTAAAGAATACCGAGGCGGACATCGGTCTTTTAATCAAATCCATATCCGAAGACATTAAAAAGGAGGAAACAGACACCATAAAAGAAGCGCTATGTAAGGCGTTCTTTCCTAGGATAATGAATCGTGCCGTAAACGGCCTCGCTGATTTTTATATGGATCTCTTAAACCAGGATAAAACATGACTACGCTATCTGGCAAACGGGTTTGGACCTTGGTGTCCGAAGACGCCTTCGAAAGGATCACACTCTTAATCTATAAATCTCACGAGCTGCGCTTGTGGTTATGGATACGCGGCGATGGGAGCGTATTTAGGTGGTCTCTATGTAAATACCATCTCCCAAGCTTCGCATTAGGAGATAAGGTGGATTTAAAACTTGACAACATCCGAGATCTCCAATACGTTTGGAACACCCTTCGAATAGAAGACAAAACCCTAACCATAGAGAGTGCGAAATGAACTTAAACAAAACATCCGTAGCTATAATCGCCCAGGAACTCCATGAGTCGACTATTAACTTGGATTGCTGGGGTTATTCCGTAGACGCCACCACGGACACGGAAAACGGATCTTTCGCCCGATTAACGATGTCTGGCCCAGAGTTCCATCTCGAAATACATTTCGAAGGCCTCGAAAACGCCATAGTTAATTCACTTGAGAAGGAAGTGTGGGTGTTGGATACCGATAAAGTAGGTGGGTTGTGGATGCGCATGACTGAATCTGGGTCCATTCAATTCTACGCGAAGCCCGACACTAACGCGGCGTTCTACATCGTCAAACCGAAGCGTATCGAGGTCTCGTTAAACACATTCGAGTTCAACAAAACCAAGAAATGGGTATTGGAATGACCAACTACCGAGTAACTTTTAACCCTTCCTCTGCGAGTCTTCGTTATTTTCAACTTGAGGCTTATGATATCGATCTCAAGAGGTGGTGCCTCGTGTGTTCCTTCGAAACACCAGAAGACGCGGAACGCCGCGTTCACAAAATGCTGGAGTTGGAGAGCCGACTTGAAGCCGTGAATCTTAATATAAGAAAGATTTAAAAATGACAAAAAAAGAACTTGGTCAATTCTATACAACGAACGCCGAATACATTATAGGACCGCAAAAATCTTATAAACTAGGTCAATGACAAACAAAGCACACCCACCCAAAACCCCAATCGGAGTCGTGGTCGAAATGGCCTCGGCTCCTCTTTCCGTTCCAGAGATAAGGTCCTCAAACGACCCGTTAGCCCCTGTCCTAGCCTTAGCGCCTACCCCGGTGGAACCGGAGGATTACGTGTCGTCCATAGACGAGGCTGATTTGGTGTATTCGCTACGGATGGCGGGGCACACACCGAAGCAAATTGCGCACCACTTAACAAAAACCACCAAACGCACGTGGACTACGAAAGAAGTGGACGCCGCCTATACGTCCGTAGGGCGTGAAAACGTGGCCAGGACAGCCGACCAACTAGCCTACGCCGCCCAAATGGAACTGGATCGAATAGAGGCGGCATTAAAGGCATTGTGGGATGATGTGCTGAATGGTAATTTGGCAGCCACGGACCGATACCTAAAGCTTTCCGAACGGAAGTCGAAGTTGCTCGGATTAGATTCCCCGGATGTAGCCGTTCAACTCCGTATGGGTTCATCAGACGTAGACTTTTCATCCTTGACAACCGAAGAACTTAAGGTGTATTTATCTTTACAACAAAAAGTGTCCCAACGTCCGAAGGAATTACCCGTCGCGACACCACGACGCTTATTGGGTGAGTAATGCGTGTTTTAGTAGCCTGCGAAGAATCACAAGCGGTAACCGCCAGGCTAAGAGAGCGTGGGCATGAAGCGTATTCATGTGATATTTTGCCTTGTTCTGGGGGACATCCTGAATGGCATCTCCAACAGGACGTCGTCCCTTTGTTGGCGCAGGACTGGGATGCTGTTATCGCCTTCCCCCCATGCACGGATCTAGCAGTGTCTGGCGCTCGGCACTTCGAACGCAAACGGGCTGATGGTTCACAACAACGTAGCATCGATTTCTTTTTAAAATTCACCCAATTGGAGGTACCAATTACCGTTATTGAAAACCCGATAGGGATAATGTCTTCGTTATATCGCAAACCTGACCAAATCATCCAACCGTGGATGTTTGGGCATCCCGAAACGAAAGCGACTTGTTTGTGGTTAAAAGGGGTTAGCCCATTACAACCAACAAACGACGTCAAACAAGAAATGGACTCATTACCCCCTAATCAAAAACACCGTATCCATCACATGCCCCCCGGGCCTAATAGGGCTAGGCTCAGATCACAGACATATTCGGGTATTGCACAAGCTATGGTAGATCAATGGTTTTAAAAACCCACCAAAAACCCTACATAAAACACTTCGAGACGTGGTTGGAGAAGTGGGGGATTGAGACCATCACACCCACGGTGGCGTGTGCCTACATCGACGCCGAGTGCTCTAAAGACCCGTTACCGTTAAGACGCCAAAGGTTTGCGGCGCTAGCCGAGGTTTACGGAGACGTCTTTCGGACGAGACCCTGGCCTTATCCGTTATTGAATTCGTATTTAGATAAAACCTTCGAAGACGTCGCAGCCGAGGTGCGGGGGATGGCTCCAGATTTAAGGGGGTGGGGTTGGTTGGTGTTGGTGGGGGGTTGCACTTGGCCGGTGGAAGAGTTTACCGTTAAAGATAATGTTTTGGTGTTTCAAGACCGCGCGGTTCCTACGACGGACGAAGTAATAAACGACGTGTTGAATCGAAAAAGAGCGACCACTAAATCACCCATTAACGTATCAACAGCACATAACGCCTTATTCGAAAGGGTGTGCCGTGAAGGGGTAGATGAGCCCATGCGGGCGTCGTTGTGGGGTAGGTGGTCGGCGATGAAACTATTACGTGCTGAAGCCCCTGTGGGTTTGTGGAAATACGGGGGCGGTTCTGGAGGGTGCCTATATTAGATCCGCTACGGATTTAGCTTCGTGTGGTGTGTGGATTGGGTGGGGTGGGAATATTAAGGGTTGGGTTTTAGTTCATAACCCAAAGACACCTTAGCCATATCCCATAACAAAGCACCTTCATCAACAAACATATCATTCGCTAAACACACAAACTGTGGGTGTTGAGTAATGGGGCATTTTACTAAATAAGAAGAATACAATTGCCCCACTACAGCGGACCGTTTTATTAGTATAGGCCACACTTCTTGGGATTTAAAATACAATAAATCTAATACGGATGTGTTGGTGTGTATGACGTCGCCACGAATACACCAATAACACTCTAAGTCGATGATGTGTGGTGTGGTGATATTACGAAACAAGGTATCTCTAATACGAAGTGCTTCGGGAGAAATATTACGGCCTGGGTGTGGTGTGGGCATTTATAACCATACCATTTTTTATTTTTAAAATTTTATTTTTTTAAAATTCGCAGCCCACCCCACACCCCACACCACACCCAAGCCCACACCAAAACTATTTGGTGGCTGGAAATGATCTCAACTCTTATAGAGCGGGGGGGCCAATTTATGGGGTGCGACATGTCATTCAACCGTTCGCACTGTGCGAGGACCGTTCGGTCTGTCCTACATAAATCGATTGGTCGCAGGGTATAAAAACCATGCCAACTTTTTTAGATTGCAATGCGATGGAAAAAATATCTGATTGCAAAGCCATAAAAACCCACCGCGTCCGGACGCGATCTAAAAAACCATTTGCATATACCATACCTAATTATAGTGGCATGATCGTTGCTTAAGGTCAATCCCTAAGTAGCACTTTTCGTGCCTGCTTTTTAGGTATAGGTTGCGGTATCGGTTGCGGTATCGGTTGCGGTATCGGTTGCGGTATCGGTTGCGGTATCGGTTGCGGTATCGGTTGCGCAACGAAAAAAACCCCGCTATCGAGCGGGGTTGAAGTTATCCTACCTTTTTGAATTTGACGTCGGGTATCGGTAGTTTCCGGCCATTATGCGCTGCGTTGCAATCAGGATCGTATAACTCAACACACGTGAAATGTATATTGCTGACGGTAGATATCCAATACAAACCGTTCGGTAGGTATGCCTCCTTCAACGCGGTTTTTAAGTCGGATAGTGTCATCCATTCGGCCGATCGGTTTAAAAATACGTGTTTTGAGATTCCGTGCAGGTCTACCTTACCCAGGCCAACCACTCGGATGAATGGCCTGGCGCAATTGTGTGAGGTCTTGGTGCACACATAACACTCGTCCGCAGAGTCGTGGTGGTAGTGGTTGTGGTGTGTAGGTTTGTGATTGCAATGGGCGTATGTGAATTTCGGCATCGTGATCTCCTATGGTGAGGGGTTGTGTGGGGGTTGAAGTTATCCGACTTTGGTCGGTTCCAGACGCAAGTCTCGGTCTGGGACTGGCTTTGCGGGACGGATAGGCTCACGGATCGGCAACTTAAAAAGCGCCAGCTCGAAATTAATGTCTGCACGGGTCCGCGTGGTTTTCACGCCGCGTTCGGCGTTGAGTCGCTCACATCTTTTTTCGAGGTCGATTGCGTTCATGTTATCTCCTATAATTAATACTGCGGCACGGATCCAGGGAAGTAAAGGATGGATCCGAAAAAAACCCCAGCTATCGAGCGGGGTTGTGTGTGGTTATTGACGTGGATCCAAGATCCGAAGCGTATCCAGCGCTACGCGTAGCGCGATAGGCCCGATCGGGTGATTGCATTCCGCGGCTAGTGCGACGAGCACCAAGCATCCGTCCGAACGGGAGTGCTTAAGCAACCGCGCTAGATCGTGTGGGTCTTGTTGTGCTACCCACGTTAACGTTTCTACCGTGCGGTTCATTGATCACCTCCGACCACGTGGACGGTTCGTGTGATAGAAGCCACGGACCTACGGCCGTCGTCGTTGTGTGCTTCTTTTTTTGACGACCACACGAGTGTCTGTTGGACGTCGACGTCTCCTTGTGGGACTAAAAACCAGCCGCACGTGAAGGCCCGTTTGGATCCAGTTCCACGTAAAGCCAAGCGCTTCGCTTCACGTAGGTTCTTGGCGGCGGAAGTGCGTCCGAGTGTGTCTTTTACGATGTATGGCATGTGCTTATCTCCTATCGGGGTGTGTGGGTGTGTGGGGGTGTGTGGGTTAGTAACAACAAACGTCTGTTCGGTCTGTCGATTGACAATTCGCGTCGTGATCGACATCACAACACAAGCCCTCTCCGACGGGGTAAGCTTCGACACAGTCAGGATCGCATCCGGATGCTATGGCTAGGGCTGTGGTGGTGGTGGTGGTAGTGGCCAGGGCAAGGGCGAAAAGTGAAGCGAGCATCGTAGCCCCCTATGTGGGGGTGATCTAAGATAGATCGATCTCGGGCAAGAGTCAAGTGCTGAAAAAGCGTTGTGGGAGTGTCTATCAATGTCCGACACGGATCCACGATAATCCTGGATCCGCGTGAAAAAAATGAGGGATCTGCTTTACTTTCTTCGGATCGAGCCGATACTAATAATAGGAGCTGAATATGAAAAACTCTAAAAAGGCCTCATTCGCTGTTTCTCGCCCTGACCGCAACACACGACTCGTAGTCGTTTACCTAGGCGGATATGCGGTAGACTGTTTTCACGTTGATCAACGCACCGATCAATCGGATATCAAACGCCTTGCTTTTCAGCAGGCTCAAGCAAAAGGCAACACCGATTTAGCGCTAGCTATTGATAGCCTCTAACCTCAACGCCGTGCCGCTTGGCGTTCGATACTGAACCGAACTACTCGGTCGATAGCGACGGGCTAGTTTTCGCTTAGTTTACCGCTAACCACTACACTACAACGGAGAACACAATGAACCGCATAGCACTCGCTGAGAAATCGCACCGCGACTCAATCACCGCAACTGGCCTGCACTCTATGCAGTATCGCACTTTTACCCGTAAGATAGCCCGCGCAACAGACATGGACTATACCCGCATTCGTGCTACCCACAAAAAGTGCTTAGAAGTGTGCACAGGGCGTATAGATAACGACAGTAAAAGCCGCGTAGTGTGGGACTTACCTACCGTCAGTAATGACGGCTACTGGGTTGGTTATATCCAGCCAGATAATACAGTAGTCTTTACGGCCAGACCTTAACCCGCTAACCGCTAACCGCTAACCGCTAACCGCTAACCACTACAACGGAGAAAGTCATGAAAACATACACCTACCGCCATTGCAACCACAAGCCTACTTCTGATGCGACTGAAGTGTGCTACACGTGCACACAAGCGGCCAAACATAAGGCACGCCCTAGCCGTATTAAGGGTTTCGGTGTAGTGGATTGCCAGAAGAGAACCATACAGCTCACCAAAGAAGGCGCTGCACGCGGCCAGTGGCTACAGTCCGACTTACGCACTGAGGCGTTTTTGCCTAACGGTTTGTATACTTGCAGCTACAACGGCCACACTACATTGGTCCACCTATACGATGCCGACTACTGCGCTGAATTGCAGTAGCGGTATGACGCACGTGTGCCATATCACTACATATAGTGTGATATAGGGGGTGTTGGTAGCGGTGATCTACTATATCTGGTATACTCCATGTGAGGTGGGTCAAAAATGACCCAGGCCCAAAACCGCATCCGGATGCGATCCATATACCGATCAAATCCACGACGCAACGCGTCAATACCCGACGACGACGACAACCGCACCGCATACCACACCGCTAGCCGCCTGGCCGATACCATAGCCGCAGCCACACCGCACGGCAGCCACACCGCACGGCAGCCACACCGCAGCCATACCGCAGCCATACCGCAGCCATACCGCACCCGCACCCGCACCCCAGTGCTTCCTAAGGCCGATGCCGATACCACGTTGGAATCGGGTGTCGTATTGTGAAGCCGTATTTATTATTTCTATCGGTCGTTATATTATTTTTAGCTCATTGCAACCGACCGGTCGAATCGTGGATAAAAAATTCCGCAACCGACCGGTCGGTTCGTGTTGGGTGGGCGGCATGTGCAACCCCAGTCATCCCCGGGTTTTCCATCGACGTAGGGGGGGGGTAGGAAAATAAAAAGGGTGCCGTCAATCGGTAAAAATACCGATACCAAATTTTTTTAAAAAAAATATACTGAAGGTACGCGGTATCTCGCCGCACTACGGAGAACTTAACTATGAGTTCACTTTCGCGCATGTTTGTCGTATTGGCTTTGACGTTTGGGTGTGCTTCAGCCCCCGCCCCGAAGAAGGGGTGTGATGGGTGTCAATTCCTGGAAGCGCCGGTCTACCGTGTGATGTCTTACACACTTAACACCGGGGAAATGGCGGTTCGGTTAGAGGGGCAAATCACCCAAGACATGGCAGACGCTATGGAGGCGGCGGTCCGTATTTATAATCCATCCGTAGTGGTGATTAACACACAAGGAGGCTCGGTTATGGCCGCCACCCGTATAGCAAAGCTCGTGGGTGAACGAACGTGTGTGGTAGACGGGTCCGCGTTTTCCGCTGGTTTCTTTATTTTGCAACAATGCAAAACCAGGCTCATGACCGTCGGTAGTAAAGTGATGGTTCACGAGGCTGTGGCTTTGGGTGCGGGTTCGGCGGAAGAACACCTGGCTACCGCGATAAAGTTGACAACGATGAACGACGCTATGGCTCTTATTCAATGTGCGCGGATGACAATCAGCGTAGAAGAGTGTAGGGGACACTACCGAGGAAAAACGGGGTCCGAGGGATGGTTTATGCGTGCGGATGAGGCTTTAGAAGTGGGAGCGGTTGACGGAGTGTTGGGTAATTTTTCCGGGTGATGTAAACCCTCCTAAACAAAAGCCCGCCGGAAGCGGGTTTCATTCATTCGTAATATCCTCTCGTTAGTTTTACATCTAACCACACGGGTTCTTCACCGTCTCCGTAGCCGTCGCCGTCGCCGTCGCCGTTTCCGTTTCCGTCGCCGTAGCCGAAGCCGTCGCCGAAGCCGTCGCCGTCGCCGTAGCCGTAGCCGTCGCCGTAGCCGTTTCCGTCGCCGTTTCCGTCGCCGTTTCCGTCGCCGTTTCCGTCGCCGTCTCCGGAGCCGTCGCCGTCGCCGTCTCCGGAGCCGTCGCCGTAGCCGTAGCCGTAGCCGTAGCCGTCGCCGTAGCCGTCGCCGTAGCCGTCGTATTCATTTTTTATCGTCATAAAATCCTTTCGTTAGTTTTACATCTAACCACGGAGGTTCCTCGCCGTCGCCGTGGCCGTCTCCGTTGCCGTCGAATTCATTTTTTATCGTCATAAAATCCTCTCGTGAGTCGCACATCTAACCAAGTCGGTTCTTCACCGTGGCCGTATCCGTCTCCGTAGCCGTCGCCGTCGCCGTCGCCGTCGCCGTTTCCGTCGCCGTTTCCGTTTCCGTCGCCGTAGCCGTAGCCGTAGCCGTTTCCGTCGCCGTCGACGTAGCCGTCGCCGTCGCTGTAGCCGTAGCCGTCGCCGTTGCCGGAGCCGTCTCCGGAGCCGTAGCCGTTTCCGTCGCCGTCGACGTAGCCGTTGCCGTAGCCGTCGCCGTTTCCGTTTCCGTCGCCGTTGCCGGAGCCGTCTCCGGAGCCGTCGCCGTTGCCGTAGCCGTCGTATTCATTTTTTATCGTCATAATATCCTCTCGTGTAATAAAAAAAGACCCTCCTGGGAGGGTCGGAGGTTAAGCGTTCCAGACGGCTTGGTCTAAGATGACCACCGCTTCGGGCTTACAAGGAATAATCTGACCTACGTCTAGGATGAATTGTTCGTCTACGCACTCGGATAGGCGGGTGCGGTTTTTTAAATCGACTCCGTGAAGGGCCACTTCTCGGAGAGTGTTCGCTCCGCGCCAACGGAAGATTTTACGGCATCGTCCTAAGACAACTTCGTCTCCGGACTTGGCGATTAAATACCCACAAAACACCCCGTATCGTGTGGAGTGAACCAGGACGAACTTTCCTTCGGTGCGTTTCTCGGCTTCGGAGAATTCGGCTTGGAGTTTTTCGATTTCAGCTTGGATTTCTTGTTTGGTTCGCATGTGTTTACCCTTTTCGTGTTGCCGGGTGAAGGTGATTCTCACGACCCCGGTAAAAATAATGTAAGTGATCTGTGTTTTGAAGTCAAGCATCTTCTTCGAATTTGAATAACGTATACGTGGATAATGGGCGACGGGGTAAATAATTCCCTCCGTTGCGCCATCGGATGGCATTAACTCGGTAGTCGATCACGTAATACTTTTCTGGGTCTTCGCAATAATCTTCGTCGTCCGTCCACCCAGGCATGTGATGTCCCGGCCACGGGATGTAAGGGGTTAACACCCATTTCTTACCGTCGTTCGGTGGTGGGGGTAAAAAGTCGGCGGGGACGATATCGTCCCCCGTGTGGTCGCGGTCTGGGTCGTAGAATATTTTGTATAAACGCATTAAGTCTTCGGTTTTGTGATTTTCTTTTATTAACCGCACGCCGTTCGAAATAGTTATTTTCCGGGTGTTTCTAGTGAGACACAACTTCAGTCTCGGAACGAAGCACTCGGATTGGACCCACTCCACGAAACACGTATCGAATAACACCTTCACGTCCGGGTATGGGGTGAAGACTGAGGTTTCTACGTGTCCGTCGGTGTATCGGTCTACGTGGGTGTAGTCGCTGCCATCGCGGGGCGGGTGCTGCCACGCTTCGGTGTGGGGTGTGGCGGTTAGGGGGTATCGGTGGTGGGAACGCTTCAAGGAAGGTATCGACTCCGGGCGTAAAAGTGCTTTGGCCGTGTCGTTTACTTTTAGGTGATTTAAGTAATCGTTTGTTTGCTCGAAGTATTCTTTTGGAACGAATCCGTTTGCTTCTTTAAACAGACGTGAGTTTTCGTGTTGGGTTACGAGCAACTTAAAGTCGTCCATTTCGAGTCTAGACCGTAAGAATAGCGTTCGGAAGATGGTTTGGTAGTAGGCGATGTCTCGTTCAGAGTGTATTTTCAAGTATTCGTTTAGTGGCCCCCCTATTGACTTAATGTGTAGCCCTGGGGATACACGTTTAATACCTCCGGGCTTGGCCGATTGTCCCATATTAACAGGACCACGTCGCATTAAAAACACGTTGGGGTCGGTAGATAACCAATCAACGTGTACTTGTCTCACGTTGGATTCGTTCAGATTCAATGGATTACCATCTAGGGGGATAAACGTCGTTTTTACAGCTTGTGGGGTTCCGTTGAAGACGTGAAATGCGTCGGATTCCGTTATGTTCGTGGTTAATAAAGGGTATCCGTGGACCAAGTCCATGAGGTTTCGGTGGTATTGGTCGAGTAATAAGATTACACCCCCGAAGTCGCACGCGCGGAAATGTAGAGGGCCCGTATACATACCCCCGGTCCGGTGGAGGGATTTGGAGGTCTTACTTTCGTGGACCCACCCGCGGGATGTAGGTTCGAACCACCCCCCTCCCGTTGCGGGTATCTGGGATTTATATTTGTATAAAGGTGTGGGTTTTGGTGGGTGGGGTAATGGAGCTATAGGGGGTGCCGCCGGTTCCCCGGTTATTGTTTTTTTAATGCGCGGGTGGCGTTTTAGTTCCCATTTTGGCTTCGGTTTTGTCATGGTTTTCCTGCGGGTTTTGTGCGGCCGCGGATTTAGTATATTTCAGGTAAAAAGCACTGTCAATACCCCTATCTGGATTTTTGTAAGTTCCGTGAATAGGTGTTGAAGGCCCAAGTCCTATCGCTGCCGGTGTCGCTGGGAAGGGTCCGAAATGGATTCGGTATGGGGGTATGCGTCAGGGCGCTTAGCTGAGAGGGTGGTTGGGCCACTTTTTTCCGATAGAAGGACGTGCGGGGGGTTTAAAAAACCGGATTGATGGGCCGTGTTATTTTATAGAAAAAATAAAAGAAGGTTCGTATTTTTTTACGTGTGCTTTTCAAAATAGGTCCGTGGCGATATACGTAGAATACCCCAAGTCCTGAGCGACTATAGTATATATAAGATCTAAGAAGAAGGAGAAGCTATTTTCCGGGTGTAAAAAGTAAAGGACGGCCAACGGCTAAAGCTACGGATTCTCACTACGTGAGCCTGCCGGCTCACTCCGTTAGCACCCACGAACGCGTCCACGAAATGCACTACGTGCAAGCGACCAACGAAGGACGTGTTTCGCTACGCTTCACACTACGGACCACGATTCGCTTTACGCTCACGTGCTTTCGCACGTTTCGCTAGCATCCGCGAACACGTCCATCGAAACGCTTCGCGCCACGAAAGACGAAACACGAATGCGCTTCCTAACGGAAGCCAGCTAGCCGAAAGGGCAGCTACCCACCCAAACCCCTAGGGAAGCCCTTAAAAGCTACCTACGGCCATTTAAACGCTTTCTACGGCCTATTTGCGGCTAGTGCTTACCCATACGTTAGCCCAGCGGAAACGGCTACGAAACATTCTAAAAACGCTATGTATCGGGGTGTGGATAAAGTCGCTGTTCGATCCGGCCCACCGTATACTCTGGTGTATGCCACGGGTTTTAAAGGGCTATAGCCTGCGGACACTTGTCCGCTTTAGGTGTTTTTCATTAAAAAACCGGACACTTGTCCGGGGTATTGTGTTCTTTCGTCCCAATCGGGTTCGTTTTTGTTAGGTTTTTCGTAGTTTTTACCTTATCGGGTGTGGTTTCGGCAGCCTCTAGAGTGATTTTACGAACCCCATCGAGTCTTGGTGGTGTGGACGTTCCCGCTTTCCAAAAGACCACGGTTTTGTCCGAGTAGACGAGTTTAACTCGGTGGCCGTAGCGGTTGGCGGCTTCCATGTGGTCGAAGATTTCTTTTTGTGTAATCATAACTCTCCTACGTTCAACAAAGACTTCGTAGCTAGAGACCACGAAGGTATATGGTTCGCATTGACACCTTGCATAAAAGCTTCCCCGGCTAAAACGGCTAGGAGCCCCTCCTCAAAAGACGCGTCCGTGAAACGGTATCCGTGTTTAACCGTTTCGTGTAGCCCGCCATTAGGAACTACGATAGGGGTGCAGCCTGCCACTTGCGCTTCGACAGCCGCGATACAAAACAACTCTACCCCACCACCTGGATGCACCCAAAACTGAGATGTCTGGAGAACCTTAGACAAGGCTTCGTCTGTTAAAGAAGACGTCCCTCCGTATGGAGTGATGTAAAGCTCATACCCCAGGGCTTCGATTTGAGGTTGTATCTTTTTGAGACGGTCTAGTCCTCGGTCTGGTGAAGAGGAATACACCACCCGTCTCGCTCTGTTCTGTGTCATGTTGCCGCCCCAATATTTAAAGTGATCCACCCCATGTTGAACCACGCGGAAATACTGGGCTACTTCAGCCGGCATTTTTGACAAGTGAAAATATGATATACAAACACACCCACAAAAGTCAACTCCCTTTACCATCTTGAACCACGCCTCGAATTCCGACCGAGGCATAAAAAAGTTTGTCCACAATAACGCGATTACATCTCTAGGGAGTGTGTTTATGATCGGAGTCCTGGGATTACACACGATAACGGTAGCGCGCCGCGTCATTAAAGGGAGCACACCCCTCGGGTGAAAAGACACACCGCGATGCGTCAAAGCAGGGCCGTCATACACCACGGCTACGGTGCGTCCCATCTCAACAGCAGCCACCGCCGTTTCAACGTAGAACTTATCCGTCCCTCGAACGGGGGATTTCGGGTCCCATTCCCAACCAGGGGGCATGTGTTCGGTGATTATTACGACGTCGTTTTTATTCATACGATCTCCTTTTCCTTATCCATATTTGGAAAGTATTTGCACACGTCTTCGCACGTTGTTATTGAATAGATTTTTTTGTAAATATTAGCATCAGAAGCAACAGCAGCAGCAGCATAAGCATCAGCAGCATCAGCGTCAATAGCATCAGCAGCAGCAACAGCAGCGGCAGCATCAGCAGCAGCATAATAAGCAGCATCAACAGCAGCAGCATCAGCATAATAAGCAGCATCAGCAGCAGCAGCATAAGCAGCAGAAGCAGCATCACGAACTTTTTTCAAATCAACCGAATCACCCCCATTAACCCATTTCCACAATTCCGAAATGCAGTCTTGAGAAGCTTTAGGTGCTAACTTCACAGAGTCCTCAATCATTAAAAGTGTGATTCGAACTAATTCCCTTCGAGGCATATTCCCGTGTGAATGTGCTCTACAAACTCCCCAAAAAGCATTTCTAGGGTCCTTATCCCATTCTTTTTGAATGGTTGAACCTATTCTAGATTCCATATAGCAAGCGTTTAAATCTCTTAATGTCGTCATGCGATCACCTTTTCCTTATCCATATCTTTAAAATATTTACAAACCTCTTCGCACGTTGTTATCGAATATATTTTTTTGTAAATATTTAAAAAAGCATCAGCAGCAACATCAGAGGCAACACGAACAGCATCAGCCGCATAATCAGCAGCATAAGCAGCATTAGCAGCATTAGCATAAGCAGCATAAACCGCACGAGCAACAGCAGAAGCAGCAGCAACATCATCATAAGCAGCATTAGCAGTATAAGCATCATTAGCAGCATTAGCAGCATCACGAACTTTTTCTAAATCAACCGAATCACACCCATTAACCCATTTCCACAATTCGGTAATACATTCTTGTGATTCTTTAGGCGCTAATTTTACTGCATCTTCTATTAAAAGGAGGGTAATTCGAATCAATTCCCTTCTCGACATATTCCCGTGTGAATGTGCTCTACCAACCAACCAAAACGCTTCTTTAGGATTTTTATCCCATTCTTTTTGGATTGTAGAACCTAGTCTTGATTCCATTTTGCAAGCGTTTAAATCTCTTAACGTGGTCATCCGATCTCCTTTTTTAAAAAGATAGCCGGGGATTTCCCGGCCGTCAAGTCTACATTTTAGATTTTTTTTCTAGGAACTCTAAAACGAATTCTTTCGACCACACCCGAGAGAAATCTGAGGCGACTTTATCCCAATCGAATGACTTGGCATCGTCTTGACACACCTCGATATAACCATCATTCATTTTTTGCCCCAACAAGTGAATGAGTCTATCTCGATACGATACCTTATCCTCATCGAATAAAGCCAAAGGAACCACTTCTCTCAGAGCACCGTTAGGCACGGTTAACACCGTAGTCCCCAAAGCCGCAGCCTTAACCGCAGAGATACAAAACGTTTCCACCCCGGGGTTCTCGAAGTGCGAATACGCCCACACGTTAGCGGAGGCGATTTCTTCATATAGGCGTGTGTGCCCAACACCGCCGTGGTGTCGAACGTCCATTCCCTCAACGGATTTCATCAACCCCATCAAATCCTTAAATAACTCAGGTTGGTATTGAGATACCCCAGCCCAATCGTAGAAGATCTCTAAGTGTGCTTCGGGCTTCGCTTTTTTAACCTCCGGCCACATCCGAAGTAAATCACGTAACCCACGTGAAGGACAGGACGAATACACGACCTTGAACGGGTCTTTTACCGCTTTATCCGCCACGGCTTTCAATTCATCGAAACAAATCCCATTCGCTAACTTAACGAAATTGATTTTCGATGGGTCGACTACGTTAGCTTTAATCTTTGATAAGTGGTGATCCGATAATACGATCACGGACTGGAGTGATTCCAAGATAGGTTGTGCCCGTTGAGGGTGAACCCCTAGATGTTGGTCATGCAACCACAACGACACTTGGAAGTTTCCTGTTGGCACGTGGGAGGTTTCGTCTCCCGCTTTGTTCTTGGAAACCCGAGTTGAATACTCATGGATTATTTGTTCAACCATACCAAAAGAACGCCACACGACCACGTTTCCGTTTTCGTTGTCGATGGAGAAGTCTTTGAGCGGTTGGAAGTCCACACCTGTGGGTCCTATACCTGGTTCTCTAGAGAAAGGCATTGGATTTATATACACACGAACGTTGCGCCCTTGTTTCGCTAAGGCATTAGCTAAATAAACGACCGCTTCCTCCGAGCCCCCCAACATACCCTCGGTGGATGACTCATCGAACGGCTGCGGAGTTCCCGGGACCAAAATAGTAATACGGTCAATGGCAGACCGAAGCCCCATTGTTACCGGACCCAACTCCGCATGCGTGCGTAAATCAGGTCGAATGGCATTCAGCGCTCTTTCTACTAGGGAGTGTGGTTTTTTTAATTGAAATAACGAGTCGGCGAGGGCGACTTGGGCCACGGCATGACGTAAAATAAACGATTCGTGGGTCCCTTGATTTTCACAAAAATAACCAACGTTTTGTCGTAAAATGCATTCCTTATATTGACCTCCGGCGTGGTGGATCAACGCTTCGAAAGAAGGGCCTGCGCGTTTAGCCCACTGCAACGCCTCCCCCAATTCATTTTTAGAAGCGTAGATTCGCGATAAATCACCCGCGGCCGTTTTTCCTTCAGGCAAATGCACGTAGTAATCAGCCAGATCCTTCAAATATGGTATGGCATCGTCAAAACGCTTATCCATCTTCATTTCCATGGCGATGGTGCGCCCCAATCTAGCTTTATACGCCTTGTCCTCCGTGTTGAATTCACGTTCCGCAATACGAGCATTTCTTCTAATAGCCTTTTCTTTTTCCTCCGGACTTTTGCGTCGGTGGATGGTTCTTATTTCCTTACCGTCGAAGTGGGCCATAGCCGCGCTGTCCGTAGTGCCGTCTTTTAACACGAGGCGTTCGTGAATGGCGTCGGTGAACTCCCAATTAGGGCCTTTCGATAGCCGACACGTGGACAGTGTCTCTAACTTATCGTAGTCATAGGTAATAAACGCCGCTCCGATATTAGGTTGCTCGGCATCCAACTTACGACACAATTTTCTGAGAACGTTTCCTCCGACCAACACATCGTCCGTATCGAGGAACATTTTCCAAGGTGTTGTTAATAAATGCCACCCTTTATTCCGCGCCTTAGCGAAGTCGTCGCACCATATGAAACTCGTGATCGTTAACGACGTTTTAGTTTCCCGAGCCCACTCGGATATCTTACGTCGTGTGCCATCTTTACACCCAGTATCTACGAATACGATTTCGTCAAATACGCCATTGATAGACGCCAACAAATCGCCTATTGTGTCCTCGTTGTCCCTAAATATGACCGATAAACCTAGATATTTATCTAAAGTTCTGGGTAGCTTAGGGTCTTCTATCGAAACGGGTTTTTTTAAAGGTTTCACGCATTACCTCGATTCTGTTTTTTGATTTTGGCTTTCTCAATATCCGCGTCGGGGACGTGTGATATTAACGTGGTTAATTCGTCGCGGAACTGTTCTAACTCCGCGTCTTGTGGTTGTGCGTGACGCACATTCATTAACCCAATCCGCCGCATTAAGTTGAACACGGTTCGCATGGCCCCGACATCCAACAAAACACGGAACTGTGATCCGTCCCCTACTAAAGTCGAACCGTTTACTATTACCCCGAATTGGTTTTGGTCAGAGGCTTTTACACAAAAAGCCTTTTGTATACCCTTATCCACACCCACGTTCTTCACTAAGAACACATCACCCACGACGTGGTCCGTGTTTGGATGGGCCGTTTCCACGATTAGCTTATCTCCGACGTTCAGCACATTTTCCTCCTGCGGGCGTTATTACCCAATGGTAAGCTATTCAAAGAAAAAAGTTTTGCCAAGGGAAAAAAATGGTCCGCCGCACCCAAGTAGAAAAACAACCAACGTCTTTAATAGCTTCCCGTATCGAAAGGGAGCTTGTGACCCGCGACCGAGAACGCTTAACCCCTGATTTCAGAGCGTTCGTGGAAGAGGCTTTTTCCCAAGTAGAGCCTTACGAGTTCAAACCAGGAATGCACATAGACGCTATCGCAGAGCACCTACAAGCCTTATACGAACGGAAGATTAAATCCCTTTTAATCAACATCCAACCCCGTTCAGCCAAATCCACTCTCACGTCCGTGTTGTTCCCAGCTTGGGTGTTGGCGAATGATCCCACTGAGACCATTCTAAGCGCGTCCTACTCAGGACAATTGTCCATGCGAGATAACGTTAAGTGTCGACAACTCATCGAGAGTGAGTGGTTCCAAGCAAGGTGGCCTACACCTATTAAAGAAGACTCCAACTTGAAAACACATTTCGCTTTAGTGGCCGGGGGAGGAAGACAAGCCACAGCCACCGGAGGCACGGTAACCGGTATGGGTGGGTCTATCCGGATTTTAGACGACCCCATCAACGCCGTAGACAAAGACTCCGTTCAAGTTCGGGAGACCGTGAACGATTGGTTCGATCATGCATGGGCTTCCCGTATTAACGGTGATCCGGAGAGGGCCTTAGAACTCGTGGTTATGCAGAGACTCCACTTCAACGATATCTCGCAGAAATGTATCGATGCTGGGTGGGAGCGGTTGATTTTGCCTACCGAATACGAAGGAGACACCCACCAAACGTCCATCGGGTGGCGGGACCCCAGAACCGAACACGGACAACTCTTGTGGCCGGAACAGTGGAACCAAAAATATGTGGAAGGGCTTAAAAAAAGGCTTGGGTCTTATGAGTGGGCCCAACAATACCAACAACGCCCCGCTCCGACCGCGTCCGGTTTATTTCGAAAGTCATGGATGCGTTTTTATTGGGACCCTAAAGCGCAAGCCTCGGCCCCCAACCACGTTACCTATAAAGACGAAGCTGGACTGACACAACAATGTCATCAAGAGCCATGGTTGCGGCCGGAGGGGGCACAGGTTCTAACGTCTTGGGATTTGTCGTTTAAAGGGGAAGAGCACAATGACTATTCTGTAGGGCAGGTGTGGTGTCAACAAGGCGCGACATTCTACCTCATGGACCAATGGAAAGATCACGCGGAATTCACGTCGGTGTGTGCCGCCATTAAGAAAATGGACGCTCAATGGCATCCATATTGCCATTTGGTGGAAGAAAAGGCAAACGGCGCTGCCGTCATATCCCAACTCAGGAATGAAGTGGCGGGGTTGATCCCTATTAACCCCGAAGGAGGCAAGCTATCTCGTGCGTCATCCGTGTCGCCCTTGATGGAAGCTGGGAATATTTGGTTCCCACATCCCGCACAGGCTCCGTGGGTTGAGGAATTGATTAACGACTTGCTCTATTTCCCGGCCGGGAAAAATGACGATACCGTGGACGCTTTGACCCAAGCCATAAACCGCCTGCGGGGTTCCACCGCAGCCCTGGTGTCCTACAACGCATCCGGAACCGGGGCTGGGGAGTCAGAAGAAGACACCACGTCGTTGATACAAGACTACTACTGGACCATATAGACTATATGGATGGCTAACCACTACCCACCAATCGGCATAGCTAGTCTCACCCGCTTCGTGATGGACGAGTGTGATAAATACGGAGTCACCTTTCGGATGATGCCTTGTAAGACAATCACCACGGAAGGGATGTCATTGGGCGGGGCTTTTGACGTGGAAGAGAACACCCTAACGGTGGCCGCATGTAACCCAAAGTGGTATTTATACATAGCCCACGAATATGGGCATTTATTGCAGGCCGCAGACGGGCGTTTTAATATGTCCTTCGATGAAGCCACATACCGTAAGATGTGTAAGAAGCCTGACCCATACGTGGAGTTCACCCAGTGGCTCGGTGGATGTGAACTAAAACCACAAAAAATAAAGTCCACTCTAGAGTTCGTTATTGAATGTGAACTCGACGCGGAACGTACCGCTTCGGATTTATTATCCAACTATGGCATTTATGACGCCGACGATTACGCGAAACGGGCCAACCTCATCTTATACGCGTGGGCGTATTGCGGCCAAAGCCGTGTCTTTTCAGTCCCTAAAAAAACGCCAGCCTTTAAAAAGGCAATACCAAACGCGCTATTATCAAAAGCTGAAGATTATTTCAATATGCCGCCCGCTATAAGAAAAGCTTTTGACCAACACCACGAGGCCCACCTTGACAAAAAAGATTAAACCGAACACCGATCCCATCTCCAGCCCAGGGTTAGCCACTTCATGTGGTCAAATCTTAGAGGAAAAACATCCGAGGCTTCAAGGCCGTGAAGGGATGAACACGTTCCAAGAGATGGCAGACAACAGCGCGACTTTAAGCGCCGCTCTATTCGCCATCGAGGGTTTCTTGCGTAGGATTTGTTGGAGACCCGTTCCCGCTTCCCAAGACGAAGCCGCGAAAGCGGAGGCGTTGTTTATTAAGCAATGCATGGACGACATGGAGATTTCTTGGTCCGACATGATCTCGGACCGATTGAGTATGTTGGTCTATGGTTTCGATTTGTC